TTTCTTTATAGATATAATCAAAAATCGTAAATTCCCCACTTTTTTCTTATATGGGTAATTAATGTGTATAAATCTTGTTCTTGCCCGTCCTATTTAAAACACCATCTCAAATTCTAAATCACTGTTGTTATCCTTTGACGCTAAAGCATACGACGAATTTCTACTCTCGAAAAAATTTGTCTTACCTTCTAATGAGATAAGTTCCATAAATGGTAATGAATTAGGAACTCCATAAATTTTTCTTACACCTAATTGAACTGCTAATCTATCAGCACAAAACATTATGTATTGTATCATTAAACTTTCATTCATACCTATCATTCTACACGGTATTGCCTCTGTAATAAATTCTACTTCTATTAAAACACATTCATCTATTATTTTATGGATTTTCTTTTCACTCAATTTGTTTTCTAACTTGGAATAAATCAATACAGCAAATTCTGTGTGTAGGGCTTCATCTCGTGAGATTAATTCGTTACTAAATGTTAAACCGTGTAATAAGTTTCTTTTTTTGAACCAAAAAATAGATGCGAATGCTGATGAGAAAAAAATACCTTCACAACACGCAAAGGCTATTAAACGAGTAGCAAACTGTTGGTCTTGATTCATATACCGCTTACAGTAATCGGCTTTATTTTTAATACATGGTATTGTATCTATGGCATTCAAGTATTTATATTTTAATTTTTTATCCTTGATGTAGGTGTCAATTAGTAATGAATATGTCTCACTATGAATATTCTCAATCATTAGTTGGAAACCATAAAAACATCTTGCTTCAGGAATGGTTACCTCGTCTATAAAATTGGTTGATAAATTTTCATTAACTATACCATCGGCTCCAGCAAAAAAAGCTAATATCATACTAATAAATTGTTTCTCATTATCATCTAATTTATCCCAATCTTCTACATCTTTAGACAAGTCTATCTCTTCGGGTGTCCAGAAGCAACTAACTGCCTTTTTATACATTTCAAAAATGTCTTGGTATTGTATAGGATATAATGTAAATCGTCTGTTTGTTCTTTTTAATATTGGCTCGTTCTTTGACATATTATTATATCTCAATATAATAAAATGCTTAATAGACTTAATCTAGCTGATTATATTGTTGTAGCAAGTGACAACCCTCGGTATTACTATGAACTATACGAAAAAGGGTCTATGCTTTTTGTCTGCTATTATCACCATCGTACACACGAAGGAAAACAATTAAAAAATGTTGTTAGACGAAGACGGCAACTTACTGGTTTTTAAGCTTATTATTTAATACCTTAACATTATACTGTAAATCTGGTGTATTCCATAGCAAATAATATGATAAAAGAGCAGGACTCGGTATAAGATTTTCAATTCTATGTTTTTCAACTGCGTTCGCTAAATGCCGTTGTTGATAAGCGTATTTTTTTTGACTTGTTGCTCCTTCTGTATATGTAGTTGATAATGCCGAGCCAAAATTAATACGTGACCCGTCATCTAATGTAGCCACATATTTTTTATTCGCGACATTTGATTTTTCTACTCTAAGTATTTGAACCATTTATATATAATAAGATTACAATTTAATCCATAATTTATATAATTGCTTGATACTTCTTGTTATATAATTAACATTAGGTTTCACTTCTTTTAGGTCTCTAATCATTTCATATCTAAAATAAGATGAACCGTAAGTTGGTTCTAATCCGCAAATTTTAGTTTTTCTTAATCGTTGATATAAATACAAATCTTTGTAACCACATTGACCATAAATAATCAAATCTCTTAAAGAATCCTCATCAATATTCGTTTCATTAATCGCAGTCATTTGGTCGTTAGTCCAATAATTTAAATAGTATTCATCTAAGCCGTTATTCAGTGTATTTATTATTTCTTTTTTCATTCTGTTATACATTATTTCATCTAAATCAAAAGTTTTATTCTCAATTTGTTTTCTTATACCACATAAATGGTCAGCATATTCATAAATTAATTTCATAATGTCATAGTTCAGTGTTATGCTATTATGTAAATTTTCTTTTAAATAATTCATTTATACTATTCAAATACTTAAATTCTCTCTAATTTCTTTTTCAAACCTTATTTTTTCTTGATAATTCTAAAGAATCAGTAGATTTGGACTCATCTACTGGCGGTTCAACTGGTATAGGAATGTGCCTTTCAATATGAAGACAACCATAACATATACTAATATCACATTGAGATGTAAAACAATATCTTATTACCATTGTTGTAGCACCGATAATTGCCCCAAACATAGTCAATAGCGTCGCATCACTAAAATTACTATTGAAGTCGTAATATACCATATAATTAGATTTTAAAAAAATCTAAGGCAAAAGAATTTAAATTATCCTATACGAGTCGCATCCATAAAACTCTGATTTGTCATTACTGCCGCAGTTGATAATGTAATTACAAAATAATATGTCGTATTACCTCCACTCGCATTACTTACCCACATAGTATATTGTTGTGATTCTTTTCCTGCTGTTAGTGTAGGATAAAATTGATTATACGGACCACGTCCTGATTGGGCTACCGCGTGAGTTGCTGATGTTGTTGATACTGATGCTGTTACTTGCTCACTTGCTGAACCAGTAGTATGATAAATATCATAAAGAATAGTCATTAAATATGTTCCTGGACTTAGTGTGATACTACATATATTTTGTGTAGCAGTTGTAATGCTACCACTTCCTGTATACCAACTTTGTTGATAAGTTCCTAATTGATTACCTGATGGTTGTAATGTAGGAGGATATAATCTTAAAGGGGCTAACATTTGAACCTCATTACTTGAACTTGTTGTTATATAAGTTGTTGCTGTTTGTAAAGATGTAAGAGCAGTATTTATATTTTGAGTTAATCCAGATAAAAACCCGAATTGAGTTGTTGAAATACTATTTAATGTTCCTGAAAATGTAGCATTTACTACTGCTAATGTTCCTGAAAAGCTTGTGGTTGTTCCTGAGTAGCTTTGTGCTGTATTTTGAGTTTGAAGTGAAGTTATACTTGTAGTATGACTTGATATTGTGCTTGTATTAGAAGTTATTGCCGTTTGAATATTACTTGTTGCTCCACTTAAGTATCCCAAATTTGTAGGCGTAACAGTTTGTGAATTACTTGTTATATTTCCTGTTATTGTAATAGGACTATTAAATGCTATATTACTTTCTGTTAATCGAATACCACCGCTAACAGTTGAACCTATACACAAGTTGAGACCACCTGCGCCAGCAGTGCCGTTATTAAAACTGGCTATTTCCACATCTCCTGATACAGTGGTAGGATTATTGTAAGTTGCTGTTGATGAACGAGCCTTTATCTGAAAACTATTAACTGTGCTAACTCCACTATTCATAGTATAAAATCCAGTATTTGCTGTGTTATCTAATAAAATATTTACACCATTGATTGTTGTGGTAAAAGTAGTTGACGCTAGAGCTGATATTGGAATAGTTCCAGAAGTTATTGATGCCCCACTCATAACTGGCGGGGAACTCAGAGTGAGAATACCTGCTTTTGTGACTGCTCCAGTTGTTTTTACAAAAGTTGAAACAAGATTTGCGTCTGTTATAATTGCCGAACCAAAAGTTGGTATTCCTGAAAAATTTGGATTACCTGAAAATACAACATTATTGGAAAAAGTTTTTAGACCCGACACAGTTTGAATGCCTGAAAGTTTCAAATAAGTTTCAACTAAAGCGGTATCTGGTATTGTATTTGTAGATATTGATGCCCCACTCATAACTGGCGGGGAACTCAGAGTGAGAATACCTGCTTTTGTGACTGCTCCAGTCGTTTTTACAAAAGTTGATGCTAAGGCAGTATCAGGAATAGATGAAGCCGTAATATTATTTAATGTGACTGTTCCATTGAAAACTTTATTTCCAGTGATTGTTTGTGATGTTCCAATGGTTACAAAATTTGCGGTTGATATTCCGTTTATCTGTGTTTGTATATCACTCGTAACATTCGCAAGGTAGCCTAAAACAGTAGGGCTTATTGTTAGACTATTAGATACTATTGACGCCGTTGTTCCCAAAGTTAAAGCACCATTAATTAAAGTTGTTCCATCTAATTGCGAACCAGTAGCACTATACAAAAAATTAGTAGCATCTAAAAAACTTATATTTGTATAACCACCACCAGCAGCAGATATACCAATTGTTTTATTATTTAAATTGGTAATAGCAGTTTGAACATCTCCCGAAAGACCTGATAAGTATCCTAATTGTGTTGGAGTAATCGTTTGACTATTTGCTGAAATATTTCCCGTTATTAAAACGGTATTGTTTAGACTTGTAGTTCCATAGTTAATGAGGTCAGTTGAAATATACACATTAGTCATATTAGTGTATCCTGAGCCATACAGAATATTTGTTAAATTAGTTGTATTAGTTGCTACGGCAGTAGTCAGTGAGGTCACATTGCTATTTGTTGTTGTTAGGTTTGAGGTAAGTGTATTAAACTGCGACTGTGCTGATGAGGATAATGTGCTAATATATGCGAAAGTAGATGGTAATACATTATTTAATGTGGAAGTAAATGCTAATGGAGATGATACTGTTGTGGTTCCGCCACTGTAAGCTATGTATTGCGTTTTTGTAACGAGTGACCCAGCTGTTGCTGCTAAGTTCGTGACCTGAACTTGAATGTCACTAGAGATTGTAGATAAGTAATTTAAAATTGTGGGGGTTAATGTGTACGAACCTAAAACGAGATTACCATTTCTATTTATAATATTTCCACCTGATACATCTACTACACCTTTAAAGTAAGTATCAGTGTATTTATTATATGAATTATTTGAGTTCCAAGCCATCTACATTAAGAGTAGATTTTATTCTAAGTAAATTGTTGAACTGGATATCCTTGAATACTTACAATACCTCTTAAATTTACAAAACAAATATTACTGTTGCTACCTATTGTAATCGTATTTACCAGCGGCTCGTTAGTGCCAATATTGATACTTGAACCGTTTAAATTAGTTGTATTTATAACAGAACCGGAATCATTAATATTGATACTTGAACCGGTCATATTTAATACATCAGTAGAACGACCTATTCCAAGGGCAGTTGTTGCGGTTTGTGATGTCAAAGTATTTGATAATAAACCATTTGTTACCTTGAGACCATTATTAGCATTTACAACTCCCGAAAAATTATTTGGTTGAACTCCTGCTTGTGTTAAACTATTATTGTAGTTAAAAGTGCCATTGAGCGAATAATTACCCGAAGATAATGCTGGGGTATTTAATTGAGCGCCTCCAATTGTAGTGCTTGTAGTTGCTGGACTGTATGATAAAGCAACTGTTTTGCCTTGAAGCGTTCCAACGTCAGTCTGTAGTGTCGCAACCTCACCGTCAAGTGTGGCTATTGAAGCAGTATGGGCTGTAGTTGTTGCGACCAGACCGGCTATAGCAGTTGCGTTGGTAGCCCCCAAAGCAGCAGCCCCAGAAGCAACGCCTGATACAGTTCCTAATGCCGATTGTGTGGCATAGGTGCTACTGGCATGAGATTGTGTCTCGTATGTGCTACTCGCTGATGCTGTAGTAAGATAAGCAGACATTCCTGATATTGTTTGATATGTGCTACTTGCTAATGCTGTTGTTAAATAAGCAGACATTCCTGATATTGTTTGATAAGCAGACATTCCTGATATTGTTTGATATGTGCTACTCGCTGATGCTGTAGTAAGATAAGAAGACATTCCTGATATTGTTTGATAAGCAGACATTCCTGATATTGTTTGATATGTGCTACTCGCTGATGCTGTAGTAAGATAAGAAGACATTCCTGATATTGTTTGATATGTGCTACTCGCTAATGCCGTTGTTAAATAAGCAGACATTCCAGATATTGTTTGATATGTGCTACTCGCTGATGCTGTGGTTAAATAATTAGACATTCCCGCAATAGTTTGATATGTAGTTGAAGCAATTGTTATAGTTAAATAATTAGACATTCCTGATATTGTTTGATATGTGCTACTCGCTGATGCTGTAGTAAGATAAGCAGACATTCCTGATATTGTTTGATATGTGCTACTCGCTGATGCTGTAGTAAGATACGATAAAAGAGTTGATGCTAACGAACTATTTGTGACATAGTTTGTTAAATTGGGCGGACTATAAGCAACACCTGCTACAGTAAGTTTTTCTGTATTTATATCAGTTGCCTGTATGCTTTGTAAATCATTTAAATTACTATAATATGTGCTTAATAAATTACTCATATTATAAAGATATAAAATAAAAACTTTGCTCTACTTGAACTGCTTTTTAAGTAGTTTTCTTATTTCAACATTTATAACATTAGGGTCTTTTGATTTTAAAATACTTGAATCATTACCACCTGCTCGTATATAGTCTTGAAGTAAAAGATTTGAGATTGCGGTTTGGTATGTTTTACGATGAGGTGATGCTGTTACTGACGGGTCAACCTCATCTCCAGCTAAATCTTCATACCATTTTCTCCAGTTAGCCATTTCTTCTCGTGTTGGTCGTCGATTGCCTGTTGCTACAGTGCGAACTGGTGTGCTACTTGAAACACTTGCTCCTCCTCCTCCGCCTACTTTTGTATTTGCTGGTGTTGTTATTGTTTCCGGTTCTTCTTCTTGTATTACCAATTTTTTTTTAGGTTTGCTACTGCTTGAAAATAAACCCATTATTGATTTTTTAGGCTGTTCAGGTGTTTGCGGTATCATTTTCTCACTTCTGCTTACTTCAATAGTTGCGCTTGGTTCTCCTTCTTCTTGAATTATTCCACTTGGTTTCTGTGTTTCATATAAAGTCATTCCTGAACCGGTTAAATACGGACTGGTGCCTCCTTGCGTTTGGCTAATCTGCGGTTGAAAATCTGTGCTTGTATCTGCTACATCAATGCTGTCACTTGTATCATATCCTAATCGTCTTTCAATTGGTAATTGGGAAGTATCAATGCCAAATCTATCAACACTGTGTAACAAATAATTATACGCAACCTTAGATCTATCCATGAAGTCATCTGTCTTGAGTTTTTCATCGTGTAATTGATTCTTGTATTCTAATAAACGAGTATTAAAATTATCGTTAGCATCACGTAGCCGTAAATTGTCTGTGTAAGGGTTCATAATTGGTGGCATATTGTTAATGGTCGCATACCCTCGCAAATGATCGCTTGGTTGTCTTAAAGTAGAAGCAGTAGAATTTTCTATTTTATATTTTATTTTGTGACCTTTACGCCCTTTACGCCTTTTAAATTTGATAACACCTAATTTGATTAAATCATTCAATGTAAGTGTTAAACCTTTTGCCATACTTATAATATTAGTCAGCAAAATAATTTTTTGCTGGATTGACTGGTTTAGGATTATGAACTTGTGGCTTATCATACACTTTAATTAAAGACTTTTTATTTTGTTGTGTCTTAAAATGCTTTGGTTCATTGTCACTCTTTTCACTTTCGCTATCACTATCGCTATCACTGCTATCATCTGCTTGATAAATAATAATTTTCTTTCCTTTCATTTTCTTTTCCTTTTTAGCGGGTACCTTCTTTGCTTTAACTGGCTTAACCGGTTTTACCTCTTCTTCTTCCTCTTCACTACTACTTTCTGTTGGTGTAGTAGGCGGTGCTGGTGATGGTTGCTTTTTATCTTCCTTTTGCTCTAAAGATAACAGCAGTTTTGATGCTTCTATTTTTTTTTGTAACTTTCTTTGCTCTACATTAGCCCGTCTTGCTTCTAGTGCTTTTTTAAACACTTCTTTTTGTTTTTCACTTTGTGGTTTTTTTTCTTTTGGCAATACCTCTTTTCTTGGTCTGCCGACTTTTTTCTTTTCTTTTGTTAGGGGAACATCTTCATCATTTCCTAAATGAGTTAATTCTTTGGTATTTTCTATATTTTCTGTATCTGTCATATATAAAATACCTAAATATTATATTTTTAGCCTTAAATTTTAAAATATATTATAAATATAAATGCCTCTTAGCATAACCGAGATTCCTAATCCAAATGAGAGCAAATTTAAGCCCATACCTGAAACACAAGACATATATGTGCCTGATATTACCAATACAAATATTTCAAGGCGTAATGGTATGGTATATTGCTTAACCGGTAGCGGCGGCTGTGGTAAGACCAATCTATTGCTTAATCTTTTCAAAAGCAAAACCTGCTATAGGAACAAATTCCATAACATCTATTATTTTTGTCCAGCAGCATCATTTAACAGTTTAAAGAACCATCCTTTTGAGAATCACGACAAAGTGTATCACGAGTTAGATGTGCCTACTTTAGAGTCCATATACCAAGAGTTAATCTCTAAAAAACACGAATCAACTAAAAAGGTTGAGAAGAAAGGTAAGCCTATATATCCTGATGAAAGCGAAGAAGACACTGACAGCGAAGATGAAAAGGAACTTGAATATTCCTGTATTATTATCGATGACTATGCGGATATGCTCAAAGACAAAAGTATTCAAAAAGAACTTAACAAGATGATTATCAAAGCAAGACATTTATGCTGTGGTTTTATTTTCACTTTACAAAGTTTTTATTATATGCCGCGTATTTTGCGTAAACAAATTACATACTGTTCCATCTATAAACCGAAAGCATTACCAGAGTGGTATTCGATTGCTGATGAACTTCTTAATCTCAAAAAAGATGATGCGATGACTTTATATGACTATACATATAATGAACCTTATACTCATCTTGACATTGATACGGCTAAAAATGTTATATATAAGAACTTTAATATGTTGGAAATGAAAAGTTAAAATAATTTCTTTAATTATTATAAATGGCTTCTTTACAAGAAATAATTAAATCTTTAGAACAAGGAATATGCCCTGCTGAACTTTGTTTTAATGGGACTGCTACAGAGGAGATTGATTGGCATAAGGTTGCTTACAATACACGTTACAACAATGCCGAGTTTTTTGAGAATAAGTTTCCTGATGTTCTCACTCAATTACCTGCTTTTGACAAGATAATTGATGTGATTGTAGAAAAAAATAAGGACAATTCACCTCTTAAGGAAATTGAGGAAAGACAAAACATAAGTTTAAAGATAGTAGAAGATGAATAAGCAATCGCTCCTTTTGCCTTAGATTTTTTTAAAATCTAATTTAATAGTATAATGCCATATTTAAACCACAATATGCCATTAACAACTAAATCTACTCAATACCGAAACGTAAAATCCTTACATAGTGACACAGTAAAGGATTTATTAAAGGCAAGTTATAAGCGTAATGGAGAAGCGGAGGCTATTGGTAAAAAGGGCGGCTTCACTTTAGACCATAGTCTTTCAAATAGCGAACATAAAGTGTTTTTAGATAAGGAAAATAATCCAAATGTTGTATATACAGGCACTCGTAAAGCCGGTGATTGGCTAACAAACGCGGCGGTTGCTGTTGGATTGGGAAGATATACGACAAGATTTAGAGACAGTAAAAAATTAATGAATGATGTAAAACAAAAATATAAAAACAAACCTGTGACGACATTAGGTCATAGCCTTGGAGGCGGGCTGGCAGAATATGCTGGAGGAGATAAAGTTGTAACTTTAGATAAAGCTGCGGGTCTTGGCGCATTTGGAAAACAAATCTCAAATAATCAAACAGATATTAGAACCGGTAACGACCCAGTAAGTTTTTTAAGAAATACTCAAACAGGTGGTAAAAAGATAACTATTAAAAATACTAAATATTTAAATCCTATATATGCTCACGACCTCAGCCATATAACAAAATTAAATCAATTTGTGTAATTCAAATACTTTCGTCTCTCTAAATTTTATTTTCAAACCATATTATAGTAAGAAATTATGGATATTGAGACTTGTCAGGTTCATTTAAATTCAAAATACGCTGACGGTTATGTAGATAATAATAATTCAAATTGTATTTTTAATCTGCCTATATTAGAGATACCAAGCCAGCACACGGCATACCTTTCAGTTCAACACGCAACAATTCCTTATTCATTTTATAACATTAATTCAAGTAACAATACTTTATACTTACAAGAGATTACAGTAGATGCTTATGGGGCTCAAACGGGTGTAATAAATACTTACATTTACATAAGTGTAGGCAATTATAATGCTTATCAACTGGCAACTTATTTAGGAACAATTTTTCCTTCAAATAGAATAACAGTTGCGTATGATAACATTAAGAACAAATACACTTTTACAAATTCAACATACAATTTCAAATTTTTAAATGCTTATAGCACTTGTTTAGACCTTTTAGGATTATCAACTAACGATTTATATAATACAAGTTATGTCAAGATATTAACAGCACCATTTCAAATTAATTTATCACCCGTAAGTTGTATTTGTATATCAACTAATTTAGAGACTGGTAGCATAAATAATAACTTTAAGTATCAATCGAATATCTTGTGTAGCATACCTGTAAATAATAATCCATTTAGTCTTATAGAGTATAAGAACACATCAAACTTTAAGGTAAATCTACATACAAATATCTTTAACTCAATTAATATCAAATTGACTGACCAATATGGTAACCCCATTGATTTAAATAATAAATATTTTAATATTACTTTACAGTTGGATATCGTTAATTTTGTTGAATGAGGCAGTCGTTTTTTCTTCTTATCATATAGTATAAATGATTGGCGTTAAATCAAATCGTATTCCTCATACTTTAGGAACTCGTATCAAGCATGTTGTTGGTTTAGGACACAAAATCTTACCTGTTGTTGGTAATGTCTCGAATTTCCTTGTCAAACCAAATTTGTTGTCAGGGTTGGCTTCCGGCGTAGCCGTGGCTAATTTGTTGAGTAATCATTCCAATGGCAATGATGTAGCATATATGCCGACTGGATTAAAACATCAAAAAATGATGAAAAAACGGTCTTCTTTAGAGAAATAATAAAATTTTATTATCTTTATATAAATTATAAAAATGATACCCAAAACTCTCAAGTATGGTTCAAAAGTTGAATCCGCTGTTGCTCGTTCAAGCCGCATTAATATTGCCCCTCAGAACGGAACTTCTACCTATGGTTTAGGCGATACGATTATCATCAATCTACCCACAAGAAACAACCTTGTTCTTGTTCCTACGGAAAGTTACCTAAAATTTAACTGTAAATTTACTTCCGCAGTAGCAAATAACGCTTTTAGACTCGATTCGTGCGGAATCCACGGAATTTTTCAAAGAATCCGCGTGTTCCACGGGTCAAATTTGCTCCAAGATATTGACAATTACGGGCTTTTAGCAAAAATGTTGTTCGACCTTCAGCAACCAACTGACGCAACATACGGCAAAATGAGTATGTTGGCTGGAACAAGAACAGACCTTACGGTTACATCTGCTCAAGCGGCATACGCCCAAAATAGTGTCTACTCTGCTGTTCAAACGAACTCTGGCGAAAGAGTTGGTGGTGCTCCCGCTGCTCTTTTAGGAAATGCTGGAACTGTCAATGATACTTACTGCGTCAATCTTATCTCACTTGTGGGTTCGCTATGCTCTGCTAATTATATTCCTCTTTTTGGTATGACAAGTGCCCCCTTGAGAGTTGAGATTCAACTTGTGGATACCCTTTATAAAGGTGTGTCTGTTTTGTCATCCACGGGTGCGGCAGATGCTGGAACACTTTCTATTACTAACTGCGAATATGTAGCCAACTTTATCGAACTCGGTGACCAAGCAATGAGTGTAATTGTCGGTTCTTTGGAAGGACAACCTCTTCAATTTGTTGTGCCGGATTTCCGTAATTACCAATATTCCCTTTCTTTGACTCAAAACGTATCGACGCAAGTAGCTTTTCCAATTCCGGCAAAATTTAGCAGTTTGAAGGCAATTTTGGTCGCGGCTAGAGATAAAGGAACTGGAACATTCGGCGGATTTTTTCCGTTTTCGAGTGTAACAAACGGGCTTACTGATTATCAATTTCGCGTCGGGTCTCAAATTATGCCGCCAAAACCTCCCTCTACAAATGCCGAGTTTTTTAGCGAGGTGTTGAAGGCAATGGGTTCAATTGGAGATATTAATTATCAGCCATCTATTGATAAGACAAGTTATTCTATTACAACCTCAGCGGCTTCCAATGATACAGCGGCTTATGTATCATCAACCTCGTCAGGTTCTTTTTTCGTAGGTTTAGACCTAGAAAACTATTGTGGAGCATCTAAAGATACGATATTCGCAGGTTACAACTCAAATACAGACGATATTTTTTGGATTGCTAACTTCACGACTCCTAACGCTACAGGAGTTGTGAGGTTTGATGCCTACGCAAATTTTGATTCGGTAGTTGTGTGTGATAACAACACTGCGTACGTTAAGTTCTAAATAGTTCTAAATTCACATATAAAACCTCACCTATTCACTTAATCTTATTTAAAAAAATAATATTTAGATACTTTAGAGAATGTCATCAAATATTAATGCTAGTTTAGTTTTACGAACCGGTGATTTAACAGCAGGAAGTCAAACAAATGTAGGAATATGTGATACAAATTTACTTTCATTTACTTGGAGTAACATCAATATGCGAACACTTTTAGGAACTATGTATGACCAATATGATACATTTAATTTATGTCTTTCATCTATTACCACATCTCTAGCAACGGCTGGTATTGGTTCAACCGCCAGTGACCGCACACTTGTTATAAATGTTGGCGGGTTACCTTTTATCAATAATACATACGATACAGGTCTAAAGCATAATGTTACTACTACAGTTTTAGGAACGTTCACTTTTGTGCCTTCAAATACAGCATCTAATTTTTTTTATAGTTCAAATGTTGCTTCATTTGCTAAAAATACAGACGTAGTGAATATTAGCATCAACTATTCACGAGTAAGTTTATTTAATGGAAGTTATAATGTTGTTACATTAAATCCATTTCCAGATGTGGTTTTTATCTTTGATATTTTTGGCATACCAAAGGATACACCGAGTCATAATGGCGAACGACTTAAGTTACAAAGTTATCACCCGTAATAT